ACATTTATAAAATGAATTAATAATTTTTGTATAAAATAAAGTGATAAAATCACAATAATTAAGCTAATGTAAAAATAGTATATCTAAATTGTTTACCTGCAATTACAGAACCAGGAGCAGATAAGATAAGATGATTATCATATTGGTAATAATGAAGTAGATCCCAATTTGGATCTGCCTTTGAATAATTAAAAGGTACAATATCACCATTTGTACTAATTGCTACACCATAACCCATTATTATATTTGCAGTTAAACATCCCGATGGCAAAGCATATAATGCAGAACCTGATGCAGGAATTGTTCCTGTTACAATATATACTTTAAATGGTGTATTACCAGCTCTCATTGCACCATCAACATGTAATCGAGATGTAGGACTAGTAATCCCGATACCAACGTTCCCGTTTGCATTCTGTGTGATAGACGTATATGCATATATACCATTATTTGTTGCATTTGTATATTTCTGTGTATCATCACTTATATTTAAACTGCCATGTGTAGTTATCTTTAAATTACATTCAAATGTTCCATTTTGTGCATCACCTGAATAATCACCAACTGATGTTCTAACTAATCTTAATGCGATCCATGGTGTATTGATTCTAATATCAACAGCAAAATCATTGCTACCGTATGTTCCATCAGAAATAGGAAGCAATCTTTGCCAACCATTGAAAGTTTTATCCCATGTACAAGGGAATATATACTGTTTACTATATTGATTTCCGATAGCACCATGTGTTACTGTAAGTTCTACTTGCATTGGAGTAGCATCAAAACCACATATGTGACTGGCCGCATTTACTTGGGCTAATAAGGTTTTAGTAAATTTTGCAAAATATACATTTTCTACTTGTAATTTAGTTTTAGGACTGGTAGTACCTATACCTACATTTCCATTGTTATCAATTCTTAATCTTGATGTTGCCGATCCAGTTCTAACATCAAATTGATAACCTTGAATAGTTGGACCAACTGATGCTTGGTTAAATATAATTGATGCATCGCCATCATACGAAATAGAAGGAGCAGTACTTATACGAATAGCACCTGCAACTTCTAATTTTTGCGCTGGTGCATTTGTTCCAACACCAAATTTACCATCTGATAATAGAACAAGTCTTCGTTCAGAAGATGTAGCATCTTCTATTACTAAAGCACCCCCAGGATTTAAACCATCCCCACTTGCAGTTGATTGGATTTTGAAATTTCTACCATTTGTTCCTGTGGCTTTAACTTGTATAACGCTTCCAAAATTTGCACTGCTTTCAAAAATTGCAGTATCAGAATTAGATGTTTGTAAAGTATGTAATTTAACACTTGGAGCACTTGAACCAATACCGACATTTCCAGCTGTTGTAAACAAACTACCAATAGTATTTGAGTTATGTGTAGCTATTAAAGTTCCACCTGTAATAAAAACAGAACTAAATTGTGATGCACCAGATGTTATACCTGTAGAAGCATTTAATGTTGTAGTTCTCATATTACTTGTAGTAATATTTGTTACACTAATATTAGTACCACTATAAGTAGTTGCATTAATAGTACCAGAAACATCTAATTTTTGACTAGGACTGGTAGTACCAATACCTATATTTCCACCTGTTGAAGTTATTGTATCAATTGTTCTATCTATATATACATTTGTATTAAAAACACGTAAATATGAATTTTCATCTTCTGGTAAATTGTCAGTTGATCTTATTGATCCACCTGCAGGAATAGTTGCATTTATATAACCAGAATCAAAAGATAATGTTCCTGGTTGTGATTCTGGACCATCTGGAGTAGCTTGTGGAACAGTGTATTCGTAAAGTGTTGATATTAATGTACCTGCACTATTAGCTATATAAAATTTACCTATCATTGAACTTATTTCATTACTATTTTCAGCATCTCCAGTAATTCTTATTTTTATGTTTAAATTTCTACCTGTATTATTTAAAATACTTTCTTTTAATGATGGATTAAACTCATTTAAAGCTGGCCCCCAGATAAAATCGTTTGATGTAATGTTAACAGCTGTTAAATAATGAATTCCATTTGACTTACTCTCACCAACAACTGTTTCAACAAATCCACTATTTGCGTAATCATTCAAATTAATATTACCAAACACATCTAAAACAGAAGTTGGAGAAGTTGTACCAATACCTAAATTACCAGCAGATGTAAGTGTCATATAAGTACTTCCATTTCCTAAATTAGTAAATCGTAAGTCTGCTGTGCTATTTGCTGATGTTGTATTACCACTTTGTATATAATTAATTGATCCTTCCTGTTTTAATTTAATAGTCATTGATTATATAATTAGATACTATTATATAATTGTTAACAGACAAAAAAATATTTGTTTAAAAATTCCAGAATTGTTTTTAAAATTCTCCAGGAAATTTAGATTGAAGGAATTGTTTTATATTATTTAGTTGTTGTTTTGTTTCTTCGTGTTCTGCTTTTTCTTGTTGTAACTGGCGATCAACTTCTTGTAAAGCAGCAGTTGTAACCGTAAATATAGAATCTTTATTTAAACTGTGAAAATCTTTAACTTCTTGACCATAAACAACAACTTCTGTTTCATCTAAATCTTCTTCAATTGATATACATGTATCAGAAACAAATTCTTTTATAGTTACTATATAAAGTTTATTATTCATACCATATAATTTTAGATTTTTTGTAGCATTATCAGTTTTATCTAAATTTGTTAAAATTTCTGTGAAATTTATAAATTTACCACTTTCAGTTTTTGTATAATTTGCTTTTTTATAAATATTAGGAATATATTGTGTTGATTGTGTTGTACTGTTCTCTATTAATGCACCTACTTCTTGCGCAATAAAACCATATACTCTTATATCGCCTTTTTCTACTTTATCTACGTATTTATACATTTTAGGTTTAAGTTGACGAACTATATTTAAAGCAGAGTCATCGTTTACATCTTGTATATCTTCTTTTATACGTCTATCTGAATATGCTAAAAATCCAGATCTACTAACAACCCATGAAGATGCATATATTGACATTGTTCTTGATACTCCATCACCAGTGACAAAACTTTGAGACATTCCTGAAGTTGTTGTAAATAAATATCCAGTATCAGTTTGTGTTGTTGTAACAGTTCCTTCAACGTGTAATTTCGCAAATGGACTACTTGTTCCAATACCTAAGTTTCCTGATGCTGTCATGCGCATTCTTTCACTTGGAGTTGTTCCTGTATTAAATGTTATACTACCTGTATTATCACCACTCATTGCTACTAAATTTAAATTTCTTGTTATACCAGCCATTGTCATTCCCATTTTATATGCTGTACCATCAATATACTGCATTCCAATAAATCTTTCACTATTATTCCAATCAGTTGTTATACTACCTGCAACTTCTAATGCTTGACGAGGACTACTTGTACCTATACCTACATTTCCATTATTATCAATTCTTAATCTAGATGTAGCAGATCCTGTTCTAACGTCAAATTGATAACCTTGAATAGTTGGACCAACTCCAGATTGATTAAATATAATTGATGCATCACCATCATAAGAAATCGAAGGTGCAGTACTTATACGAATAGCACCTGCAACTTCTAATTTTTGGGCAGGACTACTTGTACCTATACCTACATTCCCCCCATTTCTAGAAAATATAGTATTTGTCCATGCTACTTCGTGATTTAATGAATCTATAAATGCATAATTGTTTGTTGTATCATAACCTATATGCATTGTTTTTCTAGCATCTGTAAGTCCTTGAATTAATATTTGTGCATTTTGAGCATCCGAACAGTCATTTCTTACAGTTAATCTATTTCCAGTGAAATAACTATGATTACCTGTACCAACTAATAAATTTCCACCTAATGGTTGTAACGCCATTGGTAATGTTCCTGTTGTATTATTGTATTTTGATTGTAACCATACAAGACCAGTGTTTGCAGTAACACCTGCAATAAGACCAAAGCCATTTGTGCCATCATATGATTCCATAAAACTGAATTTTGTAGAATTACCAGTTCCAGTTGTAGGAATATCATTTGAAAGTACAACACTACTTATATGTAATAAACATTTAGGATTAGTAGTACCAATACCTACATTTCCTCCAAATGCTTGTAGTGATAAATTTTGTGCTGCGCTACTTCCATAATTATATGCAAATATATTTCCTACTGTTCCGTTATTGCTAAACGCAAGTCTTTTTTCTACAGCTGCACTTCCAATATATAAAGAATGTCCATAACCATCATTTCCAGTTATTAATACAGATCCATTTGTACCAGACCCACTTCCAACAACATGTAGTCTTGTAGAAGGAGCAGTTGTACCAATACCAATATTTCCTTCTTGATCTATACGTAATCTTTCGTATAATGTATTTGTATTAGCAGTCATAAATGATAAATATCCATGATCAGTGCGTAAGGATCCTGATCCAGGTATACCGCAATATATTGATGCTTTTATAGTTTCTTCATCTATACCATTACCATAAGGTGTTTTGAAATCTATAACTCGTGTACCAGAACCATATGCTTGTGAGTCAATTGTTTTTTTTATAGTTAATTGTGTAGTAGGAGCAGTTGTACCAATACCTATATTACCTGATGTACCTATACAAATTGATGAATTACCGCTACCTGATTGTAAAAGTAATTTTTTATTAAATGATCGTAAAATAGCATCACCTGCTAAAGCACTTGCAGAATATTGTCCACTTGAAGCAGCTATAGCTAATTGAACACTACCAGAAGAATTTTGAATACTTACAGCATTAGGATTATTTAATGAACTTGTACCAATAGTTAAAATATTGTCAGGATTGGTAGTACCAATACCAACACTACCACCTATTGTAAACAAATTACCAATAGTATTTGAGTTATCTGTAGCTAATAAACTTCCACCTGTAATTCTTAAATTACCTACAATATCTAATTTTTGACTTGGGCTGGTAGTACCAATCCCTATATTTCCAGCTGTTGAAGTTATTATATCAATTGTTCTATTTATATATACATTTGTATTAAATACACGTAAATATGCATTTGTATCTTCTGGTAAATTGTCAGTTGATCTTATTGATCCACCTGCAGGAATAGTTGCACTTATATATCCAGAATCAAACGATAATGTACCTGGTTGTGAATCTGGTCCACCATTTGTTGCAGCAGGTACTGTATATTCATAAAGAGTTGATATTAATGTACCTGTACTATTAGCTATATAAAATTTACCTGTCATTGAACTTATTTCATTACTATTTTCAGCATCTCCAGTGAATCTTATATTTATATTTAAATTTCTACCAGTATTGTTTAAAATACTTTCTTTTAATGATGGATTAAATTCGTCAAAAGCTGGCCCCCAGATAAAATC